CAAAAACGAATTGCATTTGACATATACATCCGTGAAAAGGATAAAAATGCAGCTGTTTATGTTTGCACGAGATCAAAGGCACTCAAAAAGAATGTATCTACCACAAGTGTGGTATCAACAATATGTTCTAAATTTAAGGGAGCTAGAGAATGATACCACTCATTTTTATAGTATTATTCCTCTGGTCGCAGAACGCATTAGCAGAAAATAGTTCTCTTAACTTGTCACTGCCTGGTGCAAGTTCTGCATATGGTCAAGATTCTTTTCGGGCTGGAGAACTCGACTGTAAAAATTCAATCGGAGGTGGTACAAACTTTGAATTTGGTGTGACAGGAATTATTGATAATTATTCTAGCCCATTTACTAATAGAAATACCGGAGATACTTCGAAGGACATTGGTGTATATGCGAGAGTCACCATACCTTTAGATGGACCTGTGGAGAGAGTCAACTGTAACACTCTTTATCAACTAGAGTTAAAGAAGAAAAGACTTGAAGTTGAAAAATTAGAGCGAGAATTGGAGAAACTGAGAGCGTTACAAGCAACAGAATAAAACTGAGAGAGGAGCAACTCAATGCATGAAATATACGGTAAGACCGAAAGGAGATTATTCCTTGCACTCGGTCTCTTAATAGTAGTATGTGCGTCATATGTCACATATCAATACTACCACTATCGCGTAGTCAACGAAATGTGGGGAGAAACTTTCACGACACCAAAAGAGTTTTGGTCTACTGTTCCAAAATGGGAATGGAAATCAGTAGTGGAGGATAAAAATGGCTAAGGATCTTGGTCAAGGCCTTGAGGATATGGAACAAGGTATTGAGGATCTAAAGAATAAAGAATTTCGGATTCTTGGTATCAAGGTTACTTTCATGTCTGTCAGCGCGTTAATCGCAGTACTTGGTTCTGTGATTGGCGCACTCTACGGTGGTTTCCTTATGTATCAAAAAGTTGAAGAAGTTGCTGGCCTAGATGTTGGTGCTTTTGAACAACGTATGGAAATTATCGAGACAAAACTTGAAGAGGCTGTTGACTATACTCGTGATATCAAATCTGGTTTAAGAGATGATATTCTCAGTATTGAAAAACAAGTTGAACGAATGGAAGATAAGGTTCGCGAACAAGAAGCTGAAACTCGTGAAATTGTTTCAAATGCTGAAGAGAGATTTGAGAATAAACGTGATCGACTTCAAAATGATTATGATGAAAAAGCAAATAGACTTCAGTCATCTAATCAAACAAGAATGGATGATCTTGAAGCAAAGGTAGAAAGAGATCTGAAAGACCTAGATGATAGGTTGAGTAAGAAGTTACAGAGAGCCCTCGACAATCCTCTCGCTAACTAACCGAGGGCTCTCGCGAGGCCGCCGAGGCGGTCTCTAGGGTAGGGGTGGTTTCGGCCATCCCTACCCTTCCTTGTCAGAGGTGTCATGGATATAGAGCTGTATAAGTGCATAGTGCAAGACCTTCATGAGATCTTTCCTAGCATCTTCGACGGATCCTTTTTTACCGTATCGTTGTGCATACTTCAAGACATTTCCAATACAGAATCCGGTACCATGCCCACCATCGATAATAAACTCGGTGGCTTGAAACTTATCTTTCGAATAATGTGATTGATAAGTAGAGTCAATATAGTCCTGAAACTCTTCAATCAATTCACGTTCATTAAACTTATAATCTGGTTCTTTTAGATCTTTAAACCCTATAGGTTCACCTCTATATAATAATGTCATTGTTTTTCCCATCTATAAAAAATATGATCTCCAATATGTATTGTTCTAGTTTTGGATTCTTTCCAATCTGGACTTACATAGGTAGCATGATAATGAGTGGCCCCATTTGTAAAGTCTCTAAGCTCTCCGAAATAGATCTTAAAAGCAATGGAAAGAGCAAACTGATAGACGTCACGGTCATAATCAGGAATATCATCAGACTTGCCATCACAATACCAACTGAATTGACACCGATGGCGAATCGGGTATTCCATGTTTGGATCTCTCCAAGATTTTCTTGTAGGTCCCTGTTCAATAACCTCACAATATGAATGAGGAAAACGCACATCCATAACACGATTACGAGTGACAAGAGCAACACCTATCATTCCTTTTGCTGGTTGGTTACGAGCTTCCCAATAGATATTCTGTGCAATACACGCAATTTCTTCTTCTGGTTCATGCCATGTATGACCAAAGGCAGACTTACCTGTAACAAGTCCACCAAGAAATGCAAGGGCACAAGCACCAAGAAAAAGATATTTCATGCCGCCTCTCCAATATCAATTGCAACTTGATGACAGGCATCTTCCGCAACTGTCATGAGTGACAGAAGTTTTCTACGTTCATCGCTGGTGAGACGAGCAACTTCATCAAAGATATTTTCTGTTGATGGATCATTAGCTATATTCTTAAGAACTGATTCCAAAACTGTGTAACGATATTCCATTAGGCACTCCGTACATGATGTTTAATAAGATAGTCAGTCCAAAGACCACGAACCATTTTAAGGTTGTCTTCCAAATATTTAATCACTTTTGTATTTGGAACTGGTTTTGCAGTTTCATCCATAATCCACTGCGGAATAACTCTAAGGAATCTTTCGATTGACTCACG